GACGATGATCTGTACCTTGTTGAAGGTGTCCTCGTCTATCAAGGCTTCGGCAACGCCGGGAACCAATTCGCCCTTGTACATGAAATTGCCGATATAGACGGGATTTGTCAGGGCGCGGGAGAAGGTGGTGTAGGTCAACTCACCGCCGCGAGAGCTGCGGACGCCGCGACGTTTCAGCTCGTCGATGATCTCCTTCATGGGGACACCCTGGGCGTACTGCTCAAATACATAGCGAATGATCGGCGCGGTCTTTTCGTCCGCCACCAGTTTTCCATCCACCGCCTTGTAGCCATACGGGATAGGCCCGCCACACCAACGGCCCTTTGCGATGGTTTCACGCTGGCCGCGAAGGATCTTTTTCTTGAGATCGAGGGAATAATACTCGGCGGACGCTTCAAGGAGGGCTTCCAGGAGAATTGATTCATCCCCTTCTCCGACGTTCTCCATGGCGGATATAACGCGGATGCCGTATTGCTTGAGCTTGTGCTTGTAGAGGGCTGAATCGTAACGATTGCGGGCAAAGCGATCCAGTTTCCAGACGATAATCCGCTCAAATTGCTTTTTCGGAGCATCGGCGATCATGCGCTGGAAGTCCGGGCGGTCATCGGTCATGCCGGATATGGCACGGTCGATGTATTCCCCGACGATGTTTATATCATAGCGCTTGGCATACTCGTAGCAGTCCCGGAGCTGACCTTCGATGGACTGCTCCCGCTGACTGTGCGACGAGAAACGGGCGTAGATTACAGCGTTCAATCTTAATCCTTTCCGACTTTACAACGCAGGCAGCTTGTGATATACTGACTACGGAAAGTGCTTAGTGGTGTTTGCATTTTCCTTGCGTTTGATCCGCACAGGTAGCAGCCTGGGCGGATTTTTTATTGGAATCGGATATACCACGCCGGACGGTGGCCGGTTCCCTTGGTTCCATTTTCTGCGAAGTGTACCTGATAGCCTTTCGCGGCCAGATCATTCGCAACGGCCTCTGCGAAGAAGTACAAGCTGCCGCCAGCGCTTGTTTTATCGACATACTCTATTCCTTCTTCGTCGAAATGGCGAATCACTGCATCGTGGAGCAGCTTTGGCTTTGGCTCGATCATGGGCTTTTCCGCCTTTCTCCTTGGTTCTTTCTTTTCTCTGGGCTGCAACGAGGCGATGCGATCCGACAAGCAGCGTTCAAGCTGCGCCCTAACCGATGGATGACCATAGCCGGAATCGTTCCAGCAAGCAAATTCATCTCCCAGCGCAGCGGACATCGAATCCTTGGCGACGTCCCATAGATTGATGCGCGACCACAGAGAATGATTATCTTCGTAGCACTTTCGTGTCCAATCCCAATAGGAATCATACAGCCTTAATATCCTGCTACGATCCTTCTTTGCTTGGGTGGCATCCTGAAAGCTGGTAGTCATGATGCAGGAAAGCAAGTATTCGATCTCGGAAAGATACTTTTCCGCCTTGTCGCTCCACTTCTCCTGCGCTAAGTCCTCTGCACAGCCTCTTACTTCCTGAATATCATCTTCAAAGCAGGAACGACTATTGCGGTTTGCGTGATCTCTAACGAGGGTATAGCTGGCATTCAACTGCGTGTAGCATTCCCGTGCCGTGGACAAACTGCTGGTGTTCATTGCTTTATCATAGAGTTTCCGGCTTAATTCGTGGTGCTGCACAAGCTCTTGTTTGCGTGGAGCTGCTACAACCCCCTGATATACGGCGTAGATGATTAACAGGATTGAAGCGATGATGATGCAGATGCAGATTGCCAAAGGCATCACCTTCTTTCAAAATCGACGAATATCATATTACCGATGCGCTTTGCCTTTCTTTTTGCATGTCGGGATTCCCGGCGAAAGTGCGTGCGGTATTCATCATCAAGCTCCTACCTACATCATTCATGGAACGATAAAGGGTTAGGAGTTCTTTTTCGTCTGTCCCTATGTTTTCAATCTGTCTGCCGTAGTTACGATCTGTGATGGACGGCCTAACCAGGTAATCGAGTTCCACAGAGAAATAGTCGGCAAGTTTAATAAGAGTGCTGACCTTTGCTCCCTCGTACCCCTTCTTAAACCATCCATCTATTGTTGTATACGGAATGCCACAGGCTTCTGAAAGAGTATGTCTATTCAGCTTGCGCTCCTGCATAAGCAGATTAACCTTCTCTAAAAAGTCCATATCACACCTCCGAAGTGTTTTCTTCTCTATTATATCATCGCCTGTCGTTTGGTCAAGTAAAAAATTACGACCAGCGGTAAAAAACTATTGACAAACTACGAGCAAGGGTATATGATAGGTGCAGATATACGAGCAAGGGTAATTCGGAGGTGGTAAATTATGCTCAATATCAAGAATGTTCTTACTGCCAAGGGGATTTCCACCAAAGCCTTTGCGGACTTCCTGAACGTGTCCGAAAAGACGGCCTACAACAAACTGATGGGCCTTACCGACTTCACTTACCCGGAAGCGGAAAAGGTCATGGAAGTTCTGTTGCCGGAGTACAACGCCCGGTATCTGTTCTCTCGCTGTGATCCTATGAGCGCAAAGGCGGTGTAATTATGGAAAAGCAGGAACGTTTCATCCAGGTTGGCGTCACTGCCCTGCGCGATCCGGCGACCGGCGATTTCCTTCCTGCTGTGCCGCTGTACATCAAGGCGGAGGACGGCGCGGAGGAATCCGCAGCGGGATTGACGCAGGATATTGGAAAGCTGCTGGCAGAACGTATGCGCAGATACAAGGAAGCGTGCGAGGCTGCCGGTGTGGCGGTATGAGGTAGAAGATGGCCCTTTATGTTTCGGATAAATGGCTCCGGGATTACTGCAAGCGCACCAGCCAGAAGATGCCCGATGTGCGGACAAATCCCAGCCATGACAAGGAGCGCGAAACGGTTCTTGTTGACCTCGACGAGAACAACCAGCAGCGGCTCTATGACGCCGATCCCAAGCCGAGGGAGCGGAAGTATAGAAATCAGCCAACCGAATACGACGGCAAACGCTTTGACAGCAAGCACGAAGCCCAGGTATACGAGCTGCTGCGGCTGGAATGCCTTGCCGGTAAGCACATCGGCCTTGCCTGCCAAGTTGTTTTCTACCTTCCGGGCGGCGTGAAGTACATAGCGGATTTTGTGACCCAGGAAGCCGACGGCACATACACCGTATACGACGCCAAGAGCGAAGCGACCCGCAAGGACAAGACCTATCGACTGAAAAGACGGCAGATGAAAAACTGCCTGGGGATCGAGATACAGGAGGTATGACATGGCAAAGCGTTTCGTTTTCCGCAATCCCGAACAGCTCAAGGCGATTGTGGAGCTGTGTAAGGATGGCAGCGCCTCTAAGATCATGAATGTGGCGAGGGTTTGGAGCGTGACTTGCCGCCAGAAGGAGAAAACGCCCTGGGATGGCAAGATCGGCGCGTCCTTCTACACCGAGGGCCGGGAGCGCAAAGCATGTGTTTTCCGCTTCGGCACCAACGATCAGATATGCGTGCTTGGATGGCTCAAGTATAACGCGGCCCTCAAATGGTGCGAGGAAAACCTTGAGAGGGGCGAGTGACTGCCGGGAAAGACCGGCATTCATGCGGGGTTGTTGTATGGTGCAAGCCACTCCCGGACGGTAGCGCTCCGTAGGGAGAGGAGGAGCCGGTTCGATTCCGACACGCCGCGCCAGCCCGATACGGGCAGATAAAACACAAGGAGGACAACACCATGAGCAAGGAACCCATCTATCGTATCAAGGTTGAGGTAATCGGCGAGGAAAAAGAGGGCTGCAAGCTCGACGAAAGTTTGCGGGGGGGGGTTGAGTGTAGCGGCTTCGTGATCCTCTCCAACAATGAGGATCATACTTCGGTTGCTATGCACGCGGTATCGAACATGGACATCGCAACCATGATCGCTCCAAGCGGCGAAATGATGGCCGCGTCGCTTATCGCCCAGGCTATGCGCGAGGGAAAGAAGTATCTCAACGAGGCCAGGAATCCCCTGGCTGATATTCTCAAGGCGGCAATGTCCAAGTAATCGGGCTGACAGCCGGGAAAGACCGGCATCGTGGAAGGTTGGCAGAGAGGCCGATTGCACCGGTTTGCTAAACCGGCGAACGGGAAAACCGTTCCGAGGGTTCGATTCCCTCACCTTCCGCCAATGCTCCGTGGACACTGCATAGCAGTACAGCCGGATGGGTTTTAGGAAGTCCTGAACGAAGCCCCACAAGCCACACGGCGTCGATTGCGGTTGTGACAGTCAATCAAGAGGTGGTTTTCTCTGTCTGGCGGCCCGGAAAGACGGGCGCAATATGGGAACACCCGTCTGGATCGGGTATGCCGTGGAGCCAGCCGTTCTTTTGATGTCAGTGCGGCCCATGGAGAAAATGGTGGTTCGATGCCCCTTGTTCCCACCAGCACAACAGGCCGACGCGGGGAGTTGATCGCCCCT